TGATTTCGTTTTCAACATAGTCATCAAGGTACTTGTCGAGTGCTTCTTTCAAATACCTATATCTATGCCACTCTGGGGAGTATGGTTTGTAGTGCATGATATAGCAGATATATGTCTTGCATTATAAGACAAAAAAATGGGGGTGTCAACCACCCCCAAATATTATATTATATTATCTTCAGAAAGAGTAGGTAACACCTACCTTAGTGCCATATCCGTTGTCAGCATCATCGATGCCGCCAGCGAAGGAGAGTTCACCATAGATGTCGAGTGTCTCGGTAGCAGCAACGCTGCCATAGACCTTACCAGACAGCACGGTGTCAGACTCACCACCGTCAGTTACGACGAAGGAAGGACCGATCTGAGCGCCATAGGACAGAGCACCAGCGGATCCAGCGTAGCCCACATGAGCGTCGGTCGTCGTCCCAGTGTAATCAGATCCCGTGAATCCTGAGTTCGCTTCCACATTCACGTAAGGACCAGCAAATGCAGCGGGAGCAGCAAAAGCGGTAGCAGCTGCGGCAGCAGCAAAAGCAGTTTTGATCATTGAAATTTACCTCGTTTGTTGTAGATCGATTGGGTCGTTCCCCAATCACACGAGTAATTTATCAGGGTTGGAGGAAAAAAGCAACCCCCCTTGTGCCAGTTTGCAATGAGTATTTCTTACCAGTCAGTTAAGATAAATTAATGCACCCTTGACAGTGACATCTCCAGTTGCTGTAAGACCAAGAGATGTTGTTGCTTTAATTTCAGTTGCTAGTGTAGAGGAAGTCTTTACATCCTTCGATGCTTGTACAATAAAGGATCCTGGGAGAAGTCCATCAAATGATGGTTTCTCAATACCAGCGGTTGCCATGATACTACCAACCTTGGTGCTCAACTTAAGGTCACCATTAGTAGAGTACAAACTCAAAGCATTCTTAGGATCAAAGATGAGACCACCTTTAGCACCAACCACACCAAGTTCATATCTACCAACGACCTGATACTTCATGTCGCCCAAAAACTTAATGCTCTGGTTACCAGCAGATATGAGTGCTGTGGTGCCTCTAGGATCTAATTGTACATCGCTCTTTTCACTTGTCAATGATGTTGACTGTCCTAGTACAAATTCTTCCTTATTTCTTGTGATTTGTTTGATCGTACCAGCAGTCATCGAGATGGTTCCACCACCTCCTGTACCCGCTTGTAGATTGATTCCACCCAGTCCAACCAGATTTAGTAGTCCTGTCGCTTCTATGACCACATGGGTGCCTTGGATGCGTCTCTCGCCATGAGTTTCTTCACGATGGTCACCATGACATAGAACAGACTTCGCAAGACCAGAAGTCGCTCCCTCTGGTTCTTTTCCTTCGGTAGTAGGATTGGTAGGGTTGGCAGTATTCTCTTCGATGTTAGGTCCATCGTTCTTGGTTATCTGCCCACCAGTTGTGTTGATCATAAAACGACCACCACAAGGATTTCCCTTACCACCAGGACCAGACACAAAAATAAAATCACCCTTCTGAGTGATAGTAAATCCGTGACCTGTCAGTTTGTTTCTAGCATCTAAATCTCCACCATCAGTTCTCAGAACATATTCTTCATTCTGAAAGATGACAGAGACTTTCTCAACAACCCTAGGTTTTGGTTCGTCTGGAGTTGCTTGAGAGTTTTTCTTTGCAGCGGCGTCTAAAAGTCTACCGCTATCCTTGTTTACATTTGCTAGTGCCATTATGGACAATCAATATAACGACCAGTGCCAATCTTGGCAGAACCAACCTTGACGAGTGTGTCTGTATCTAGGCAAGAGAATGATGGTATGTATCTAGCACCAAATCCTCCACCACCAAGAATTCTAACATCAGGGTAGTCAACATAGGTTGTTTCTCTATCCAATATTCTAACACTAATTACAAATCCCTGCTCATCAATGATAGCTTCTGCTTTATCTGCAACACCATTTAGATATACAGTTGGTGGTGTCTTGTATCCACTTCCAGGAGAGAGCATTGTAAAACTATCAATGATGCAACTAACTTCAACTGGTTCGTTTGGTTTATAACCAGAACCAGGACTAGTTACTCTAATTTCTGATAATCTTCCCTTATCATCTAGTAGAGCAATAGCGTTAGCACCACTCCCCTCTCCACTGATAATCACAGTAGGAGGTTCAATGAATGGATCTCCTGGTTCATCAACAGGAACTTCAATAATTCCACCGTCTTTATCAGTGATCACTGGTTTAGTTGTTGGTCTCTTAGGTTCTCTATATTCTAGACCATCATCACCGTCAGGGAATTTATTGTCCATCACATCATTCAATTCTTCACTCGACAACTCCTGTTCCTCACCCACAATTACAACAGATACAGATTGCCCTGTTCCATCAATGACAAAAGTTAGTACCTCATCACCCTCAACTTGATCATCATTCTCTATACCAACAATAACTCTTGCTTTATCTTCTTCAATAACAAAAGTACCCTGTAGATTACCACCCACAATGTCAGATCCAGTAATATTATTACCAATTAATCTGTAGTTAAATCCTGTGCCACTTGGAATGTTTTCCGAAGTAATAGTGTATGTGACAAATTGCCCCTCTTTCACAGAAGTTTTATCAGCAACCACATTGATTGTTGGATCCAGATCTTCCACCCCTTCAGTCAAACCATCATTAGTGGTAAGATTTTGTACTACATCTTCTGGTAGTTCACTTAATATTACTTCTGGCACATTGACTCCACCACCAATTCCGCCACCATCTGTAGGAGGAACATCAGTGTCATCTCCAGTTTTAACTGTAGATTCAAAAATTACACCCCTTGCAAAAGATTTGTTGAATGTTACAGATGCAATGTCTTTAGGAGGAGTCGCTCTTCTAATAGCAACAAAGAAATCCTCTACACCTTCTCTTTCACTATCATTGTATGTTTGAATCTCGATGTATTTTAATGTCTCTCCAGGAGAAAATCCTAAAATACCATCAGATTTTTGGAAGTCTAGATAATTAGCAGTTCCAGTTATAGTTCTATAGGTTATACTTGAGGAAATGTCAGTGAGACCAGATCTAGTTACAGTAAACTTAGCAACCTCACCTTCAGTTACACTAATATCCTGAATATCATAATTGATAACATTCTGGAAGGGTTGTGTACCACCAATAATATTAACTTCAGTATTTTCTAACCTAACACCCTCATATGCTTCCTCACAAGTATATGTTGCCCAGTCAGCACCAGCACCTTCCCATGGATCTTCTAGATCTTTTAGTAACTTGTCTAGGAAGTTTTCTTTCTTGTCAGTCTTACACTTAGTAGATACAGTTGTTGTCTGCTTACATCCTTTACCAGGACCATCACAAGAAATACCAAGAAGATCTAGAACAAAATTAATTGCTTCACCAATTATGTTAAGTGGAGCAGCAATTGCACCTAAGATATCTTGCAAAGGACCTAGAACACTAGCAAGCAACTCTTCCATGAGTGCTCTAATTTTATTAAGTATACCTTGAACTAGTTTATCTACCTGACATGCTGCTGCTTTGTAGATTGAGAATAGATAGTTGAATAGTAATTCTTCCAAGAACTCTTGTAGTCTAAGACCCAAGTCTTTCATACTACATCCAAGATTCTTCAACATTTCATTGAAGAATTTAGTTACTGGTGTTAGTGCATTTCCAGTTTCATCTGGTCTCAAGATTGCTTTGATCAAGTCATCGATCACCATCTTGATCTTTTCAATTACATAACCTTTCACCTTAGCGATGAAGGTTTCCATGATACGAATTGCTTTATTGATATTTCTTCTTCCAATATCAATTGTATCATAGATGTCACCAGTCCATTGACCAACCAGATATGTACCAACCTTACCATTACTTTGCTGAACATCCCTGAGCATTTCACTCAGTAATCTGGTAAATGTTCCTTGGAGATTACTCTCCTCACCACAATTAGTCACGACAGCAACACTAAAGTTGATGCCTGCTCTGTTTGTTTCAGAAGTTTCTGCTCTCTTTGCAGCAGATAAGTTTGTAATTAATGATGGTTTTGGACCGTCATCATCAATATCATCATTGTCTCCCCCAGACAAAGGAACTCCTGCTTCTACTGAAGAAAAATCTCCTTCGTCAACAGGTTGATCACTTTGTCTAACCTCTGGATCAAGAAATGTAGTGAAGTTTTTACATCCCTCACCAGGAGTAGGATCTTCTACGATTTCAGGTGCTGCGTTTGCTACCTGACCAATTGATCCCATGATCACTGGTTGCTGTTGCTCTCTGTCTAGAAAGAAACCGACAACCCAATCTCCAGGTTCTAATCTTGGTGATTTGGATCTAGTTGCACCAGCAGCATAAGGATCTGTCACAGGCATCATAGTGATTGCCCATGGCAGATCTGCAGTTGGTACTGCTGTACAAGACTTGGGATGGTGTCCTACGATTCTGACTTTATATCTGCCAGAACGCTTTGGATCTTTTTCTCCATCATTCCGATATGTAGGCGTCTCAACTTGACCGATCCACCAGGCAAAACCATCGGAACCGATCTGATGCATCGGAAATAATGAAGATAGGGCATCCATAATTAGTTATCGTGAATTTTGCACTCAGGTGCTCCAGGTTCTACTTCACAATAGAGTTCGAGTGCAGTGGGATCGTGATGATCACCTGCCTCGATTTCTTCTTTGTGATTTTCTGCGTAAACTTCTAGTTCGTGTAGCTCTTCTTCGACATGACGACGCTTCTGTGGAGAAGTCATCGGGTTGTCTAAAATTTCTTTGTCGGCTTTGATGTGTTGTTCGATGCTGTCCATAGTCCTCCTACTTTACATTCGATTCTTCGTAACCAATGGAGTCTCTAATTAACTCCAATACAGTATCGCACTCCTTGGTACGATTGTCAAAGATATTTGTGATTTTCCTAATAAGATAGATGCCACTGTGTTCTGGGTCAAAGGACCCTGCCTCTCCTTTTTCTGCATTAGGAATTTGGTTTGGAATCTTGACCTCTATCTTATTTCCAACTCGAAGATCCAGGTTACCAGTCACTGAGATTGTCAATTGCTGATTGAACAAGATACCTGCTCTAGCAATCGATTGAAGTAAGTATTGTTTCTGATAATCTGTGAAATCTCCAGGGTTTTCACTGTCTTCGTTAGAAGCAATGTCTGTACCGTTATACCAGTTTTCGTGATTTACTACAGTGGACAAAATACGTGTGGGGTATTGAGAGAGTGTTACTTGCCCCTGTGGTAGCTTCTTTTGAGCACCTAGATGAGCCATGTTGTCCCACATGTCACTTAATTTGTAAACATATTCCTCGTATTTGCCAGTATTTATGTTGTAAAAACAGCATAATGACGAATATGCACCTTGTCTTAGCTTCTTGAGTAGATCGATTTCATTTTTAAACTGAACCTCCATAATTTTTCTATCATTTAGATCATCAGTAGCGTCCACATTTGCCGCCTGATATGTGTAGGATGCTACAGGACCAGATCCATTGAATTTATCTTCAGATGCAGAAACTAAGGAGTCAATACTTTTGAAATGAAATGCATCAAAATCTTGATAGAAGATGAATCCAGCAGTTCCCTTTGCCTGAGATGCATTTCCTGGAGAATCAGAACTTACTGTTGACGCCCCAGTTGAAGTTCCCGCCTTTGTTTTAGTTTTTGGTTCAGTACCAGCTGATATAGTTTTTGCTTGTAGATCTCTAATGATCGAGAATGGACTCTTAGAAGCAGGAATAATCTTCATAGAGTTGACACTTTCTTGCAATTTCATCTGAACATCAGATACTTTAAAATATTCCCTCAACAGTTTTCCCACAATAGTAGTAGGAGTTCCCTCAAGAACACGGTTGACAAAAATACCTTCATTTGCTAGTAGAGCAGCAGACACCAGTCCTAGTGTATAACTTCTACTTCTTTCTTTTTCAATTCTATTACCTACCTTCCAGACACGAAACTCATACTCACGATCATTTCCTTTGTAATCAGTCAGCTCAACAGTGACTTTTTCAAAACCCTGAATAGGCATTGTCCCAGGTAAGTTCTGACCTCTCTCATTGATTACTAGAGTTGCCTTATATCCAATGTCAAATAGATCCTCATAGTATTGAAATGAAATAACTGTATTTTCAGATACTCCTGCCTTGTAAATTATTGAGTATGGTTCACCAGTTTCTTCACCAACTCTCCAAATTTTGATTGTCTTAAAACTAAATTCTCTTGCTTTCATAATCAATCAAAGAAGATGGGAGATGTATAACCTTTGGTGTATGTATCAGTGCCAGAATTTCCTACAGCAGCAATAGCAGACACAGCAATTTCTGGTTGTGGTCTATCTTTATCAGTTCCAAGATTATTTAGAACCACTGGTGTCATTTGATTCTGCCTTCTGGAAGTCTGTGCCTCTGAAGATGCTACATTCAACAATGCTCCAGTATCATTCTGTGGTCCATGCACAGATTCATACATAATTCTTCTCTGTTCCTCAGACAGTTTTGGATTGTTATACATCGCATTAGGTCCAGTCACCTGATCATATGCGGCTGTTGGTTGTGGACTAATCAGATCTTCAATCAACATTTGAGCAAGCATAATAAGTGGGTGTGAAGGTTTAATTCCACCCCTGACAGGAGCTTTCACTCCACCAGATGTAATCTGAGCTCTAAGAATGTTTGCTCTAGCACTGTTAGGATATGCTCCACCCTGCAACTTAGTAGCAAGGTCTCTACCTTTGTTAAACATCCCAGCAGATACTTTCGACTGTGGTTCGATAAAATTAATACGAGGAGCATTTCCTGGGACAATACTATTGACAACACCACCAGGAGTCTGAATATTACCAAGAGATCCCATGCCACCTGCATATCTATTAGCACCACGGAAAGTGGGTGCAGAATATGCACCCTTACCAAGGATCTGTGGTTTATTAGATGGAATGTATCCCTGTCCCTGCATCATGGCATTGAATCCTTGAGAATTCATACCAGTAAATCCAGCACGAACACCTCTAGTTCCTCTTGCTAATCCACTAGGTCTTGTATTGAATACATCAAAGAGTCCACCGCCAGGCTGCATCTTATTGTATCCACCGCCCCCAGGAG